TCGACTCCGACGACATTCTCGTCGATGGGCAGAACATTCTACGATGGAACTAGAAGAAAAACTCAAGATGCTTAAAAAGCTCGGTGTTTCCGAGTTCTCCGACAACGAATTCTCGGTGAAGTTCAACGGTACCGACGAGGTACGACCCGAGGACTTCAGCGCTTCATGGGAAGAGATGTCGTTCATCGACCCGAGCACTAGCGAGCACTAATGGAGTTCACAAAACTACTACCGGGGATGAACCAGTTCTGGTTCGAGCTAGAAGAGGAGCAAGTACACCTCGGTGTGTTTGCCGTTGCCGAGGAGATCGAAGCCGACCAAGCCGACCTTCGCCGCAGCTGGAAGAAGTACGCACGAGCATACAGCAACCGCGAAGAGATGGGCCTCGACTGGCATCTCGACAGCTCTCGCGAGCTCGACAAGAGCTTCGTTACCGAGAACGTGGTCAAGAGCGTTATCGATACCGCCGCTAGTATCATCGCAAAGAACCGTGTGAAGGTGCGAATCCTTACGAATGGTGCGAAGTTCAATGACCAGCGCAAAGCCCGCCGACTCGAGAAGTTCGTTTACGGCGAGATGAAGTTTAACGACGCGTGGGATCTAGGTCCGCTCGTGTTCCGCGACGCATGTATCTTCGGTACCGGTGTAGTCAAGACTTTCAAAAAGAAGAAGCGTGTATGCTTCGAACGACGACTTATCAGCGATATTCTCGTCGATGAGCGCGCAGCCATCGATGGCAAGCCTCGAGAGCTATTTGAACGACGACTTGTCGACAAGGAAGTGCTCAAGGGCATGTTCCCGAAGTTCGCCGAGAAGATTGAGCTCGCTGCAGGGCGCGAATACTGGGGTGGAGCAAGCGTTCCGAAGAACCAAGTGGTCGTAATCGAGGGATGGCGGCTCGGACCTAACGGTCGACACGTCATTTGTATCGAAAATGTCTGCCTGCACACGGAAAAGTATACCGACAACGACTTCCCGTTCGTGTTTTTCCGTTGGGACGGACTTCCTATCAGCGGTTTCTATGGTCTCGGCCTCGCTCGCGACCTCTACGGATTCCAAACGCGCATCTCGCAGCTCAATCTGTTCATTCAGCGCTGCCAGGACCTCATCGCGGTACCTCGCGTGTTCGTCGATATGGCCTCGAAGCTCATCAAGGTGCAGATCGACAACAAGATCGGCGCGATTATTCCCTACCGAGGAAAACCGCCCACTTTCTTCACACCACAAGCGCTCAATGCCGAGATTTACAACTACAAAGAGCAGCTGAAGCGCTCTGCATACGAGTTTGCCGGTATTTCGCAGCTTTCTGCGCAAAGTCTGAAGCCTGCGGGCCTCGAAAGTGCCGTAGCACTCCGCGAGTACAACGATATCGAGACGAATCGCTTCGTTATCCAGGCTCAGCGTTACGAGAAGTTCTTTCTCGACCTCGGCGAGCAGCTTATCCGCTGCGCACGTGGCTTGTACCGCTCCGGTACTAGTGTGAAGGCGAAATTCCCGAATCGCGGCGTAATCGAGACTATTGACTGGAAAGACGTCGACCTCGACGAGGATCGGTTCCAAATCGACATCCAGCCCGCATCGCTACTCAGCATGAGCCCGAGCGCACGCCTGCAAGCCGTTACCGAGCTCGCACAAGTTGGCCAACTCGATAAGGCCGAGGTTCGCTACCTGTTGAACCACCCCGACCTTGAGCAGAGCAACAGCCTTGCTTACGCCGACTACGTCGACATTACCCGCACCGAGGAAATGCTTCTCGATGGCGAGTACCGACCGCCCGAGCCTTTCCAGAACCTGGATCTCGGTCTGCGCCGTATCCAGCTCCTGTACCTCAAGGTCCAGAACGACCACGACGACGTACCGGAAGAAATCCTTGAGAACATCCGTACCTGGATCTCTCAGGCCAAAACACTCCAAGAGCAAGCTGCATCGGCTGGTATGCCCGCACAACCGATGGATCCGGCTGCTGCCGCAGGCGAGGCACCTCTCGCTGGTGGTGTCGCAGGTAGCGACGTAATCCAGAACCTTCCGGGCCAAATCGCAAACGTTTAACGCATGAGTGAAGAAAAACAACAGGCCGACAACGCCGAACCAACCCCGTCCGACGCGCCCCTAAATCTCGACAACCCCGAGGTCATCGACGACATTGTTTCGCAACTCTTCCCGTCCCCGCCAGAAGCGGAAGCAGCACCCGAACCAGCAGAAGCGCAAGCAGAAGCGCAACCGGAACCAAGAGACGAAACAGGGACTACCGATCCTGAGCCAGAGCAACGTGCAGAAGCCCTTAGTCCTCAGCTCGCTGAAATCTCCCGACGAGAGCGCGAGGCAAGAGCTAAGATCGAGGCTGCTGAGCAATCTAAACAAGCAGCCGTAGAGCAGGCCCAGAAAGCGTTCCTGCAAGAGCTGATGAACAACCCGCAAGAGTTCATCGCAAAGCACGGCATCGAGACGCCCGGCGACATTGCCATGCACTTCTACGCCGCAGAGCTCGGCGACGAAGCACCCGACGACCTGAAGCAGCTGCTAGGTCAAAGCAAGGTAGACCGCCTTGAGCGCACGATGGAGCAGCGTATCGCTGCGATGGAGCAGAAGTTCGCCGAAGAGCGCGAGCGAGTACAGCTTCAGGCTACCATTGACCAGTACAAAGGCTTCCTAGCTGACGTACCTTCCGATTACAAATACCTCGGCATCGAGGCACAGCACGACAGCACTGAGGTGCTCCGTAGCATGGCCGACGTAGCCGATTTCATCCGCGACACGCAGGGACGAGTTCCCACAGCAAGCGAAGTCGCACGGGTCCTCGAAGATCAGATCCAACAAACTGTAGCCCGTTACAACCAGGCACAAGAACCGGCAGCAGAAGTAAAACCTGCCCCACAAAAAACTACGAAGTCGACCGCACCGAATGTCGCAAAAGAATCTCCAACACTTTCTAACGAACTTTCCGGGAGCTCAGCGAAGCCCCTCCCCGTAGGCGAGGACGAGCTACTTGAAGACGCGATTGCGTACTTCACGGAAAACCTAGCTCCTAACTATAGGTAAAAAGATATGGCTACTACTATTGACGGCATTGCGTCCGGTGGCTCGTTTGTCGAGCTAATGAAACGACTCCAGCCCCAGCGCGAGCTTGATCGCCTGTGGCAACTCCAGTACCCGCTGCTTGGTCTTGTCAAGAAGGCCGACGACTTTGTCGGTTCTCAGATTGACGTGCCTCTCGAGCACGATCACCCCAGCCGTTCGCGTACTTTCACGTACGCCTCGACCGGTGGTTCCAACGCTGGACAAAACCAGAACCCTTCCGCGAGTGTCAAGTACAACCTGACCCGTAAGAAGGACTACGCGACCGGTGTTCTCGACGCCGAGACCATGCACGCTTCCCGCAACGACATGGGCTCGTGGGTGCGCGCACTTCAGCGCGAGCAGAGCAACACTGTTCTGTCGCTCCGTAAGAACACGGCTATCAGCCTGTACCGCGATACCGGTGGTTCCATTGGTATCATCGATGCATCTGGTCCCCAGAATGGCGACGGTACCGGTGACATGTTCCAGCTCACCAACAAGTCCGACACTGCCAACTTCGTCGTTGGTCAGGCTCTGCACATCGATCCCGACGACGGTTCCGGTTCGCTTACCGACAGTGATGTCGTGTACGTCCGCCGCGTTGACTTCGACGCTGGTCAGGTCTTCTGTTCCCTTACCCAAGGTGGCGCTGCTGGTACTATCTCTACGAACATCGCTGCAGTTGCTGCTGCCGACTACGTGTTCAACGCTGGTGACTTCGGTGCAAGTATCCACGGACTCGCTTCCTGGATTCCCCTGACCGCTCCCAGCTCTGGTGAGAACTTCCTCGGCATCGACCGCTCTGTTAACGTCGTGCGCCTCGCTGGCCATCGTCTCAACGATACCAGCATGAGCTACGAGGAGATGGTGCAAGAGCTTGCCGCGCGTATCATGTACTCGGGTGGAGGAAACCTCACCTGCTTCATGAGCCCGATCCAGGTCAAACAGTTCGCTCTTGAGCTCGACACCAAGGTTGTTCGCGACCCGGGTGGAACTGGTAAAGCTGGCTTCCGTGGTATCGCCGTCGACACTGTCGCCGGTACTGTTGAAGTCCTCGGTGATCCGGCTTGCCCCGAGAACCGTATGTACATGCTCGACCTCAGTTGCTGGAAAATCCATCACCTGAAGGGTCTGCCTCACCTCGTCGAAGACGATGGCCTTGCCCGTCTCCGCGTTGCCGACGCCGACCAAGTCGAGTTCCGCTACCGCCTCTGGATGAACCTTGCTTGTACCGCTCCTGGTAAGAACGGTGTTGCAGCTCTCCCGACTGCGTTCTAAGCAACTCTAAACTGAGCTGGGGGTCTTAGTGCCCCTGGCTTTTTCTGCCATAGGTGGTAGGAGGAATAAATGGCTACTTCAAGCATTAAGAAACTGAACGGTGGACCGATCCGTTCCAACATGCCCGGACTTTACGTTGTTGTGATCGAGGCCGAAATCAATGGCACCACGATCACTAGCAACGACCCGACAGCCGGGTTTACCATTGCGCACGCGGGAACCACTGGCGACTACAGCATCACCTTCGACGAGGACGCGAAGCCCCGTAACGTGCTTGCAGGTATCGTACTGAACGAAGAGGACGACGGAACCGAAGAGCTCAAGTGGACTGGATACACACGTAGCACCGGCATTGGCCTGTTCACGGCCTACGATGCCGACACGGCGGCTAACTTCGTTGGTACTGCAAAGTTCATTCTGTTCTGTAGCAAAGCAACCCTGTCTGACTAACAATGAGTAAGCCGTCCGTAAGCATGTTGCGGCTCGCTGTTAAGCAACTCAAACAGTCGAAGCCCGAGAAAAAAGAAGAGACGTCTGTCGATGCCCTAGAGCAAGCGATGACCGACTTCCAGAACGCGACTTCCTCGAGTGAACGCGCCGCAGCTTTCCGCGCAGCTCTCGAACTAGCGAAGCCCGCCGACTAAAAACAAATCCCGCCAGCGATGGCGGGTAACTTTTACATGGCAAGAACAGAAACAGCCGGAAACCTGGTAACGCGCGCGAAAGAACGCGCCGACATGGAGAACAGTAACTTCATCTCCGACGCCGAGTGGTACCGACTGCTCAACGTCTGGACTGCCAAGCTTTGGAACCACCTCGTCAAGATCGATCCGGATCGATACACGCGCGAGGAGACGTTCTCTGGCGACGGAAGCACGCGCGACTTTAGCGTTGCATCCGACTACTACGGCACCGCAGGCATCGACTATATCGTCGACAGCTCACAGGGCCTTTACGAACCCCTAACCCGCATCTACGGCGACGAGGAACGCAGGTACGCCCAGCTCGACTCGAGCACGCCTTGCGCATACACGTACCGCTACAATGCCAGCACGCCAAGCACTCCATTGGTTCGAATCATTCCTACTCCTGATTCTTCTAGCGATTGCCGCCATCGGTACATCGTTGCGCCTGCAAGTCTCGCTACCGACGGAACCGATAGCGCCGAGCTCATCGCAGGAATTGCAGGATTCGAAGAGTACGTCGTCATCGGAATGGCGATCGATGCTCGGATCAAAGAAGAGAGTAGCGTAGTCCAGCTTCGTCATAGCTTGAACGAGATGCAAGCGCACCTCGAAGAGATGGC